CCTTGAAGCGGTCCTGGCCGTTGAGAACAAGCTTGAACTTGTCGATGGTACCGACAGCCTCCTCGGTGAACTTGGAAGTGCCACCACCGGTGCCGCACACAAGGAGGGGAGCACCCGCGGAGCCGGGGGCGATGAAACAGTTGGAGTTGGCCATGGTGAGGTCCTGCTCGAGAACAATCTCGGCGACCTGAGCCTTGTGGGTAAAGTTCCACATCTTGGTACGGGCGACACCCTCGTCGCAGCACCACACGAGTTCCTTGACTGGGTGATTGTACGAGAGGCGGACCTGCTTGGTACCACCGGAAGCGGTAACAGTGTCCTGACCGGTGTGCTGAACCTGCTCAATCAGATATTCGTGACCCTTCTGGGCAAAACGCCTACGCTCCTCAGTGTCAAGGTAGACGTAGTTGGCCCACACCTTGAAGGTACCGGTATTGAGGTAGGTGCTGAAATCAGACGCTAAATCGAAATCGATACGGACCTCATGGTACTGCAGAGCAATTAGTGGGAGGTAAAGTCCGGGATTGCGGTTAAAGAAAAAGACTAGGGGCAAATAGACAGCGTTACCAGTCGTGGCGGAAGTCATCTTACCGTAAGTGAGCTTCTTGGACTCGTCAAGGTAAAGCTCGGAGTAGAGACGCCACCACTTCTGGTAGTGCTTGTCAACACGCTGACCTCCGATCGATAATTCGACGGAGGAGATCGCACGCTCAGCGACCCAGCAAGAATCGTCAGTGGCGTTGGAAGAGATGGACGCCGCAGCGGCGGAGAGGAGCTCGACGTACATGTCACCGACGAGATCACCGTTACGGGCGACGGTGACGGAAACGCGGCCGGAGTCAGCGGCAGTACCGTTGACGGTCTGCTCGATGTTCTCCATCGCGAAGTTAGTGTGGCGCTTGTATTTGGCCTGGAAGAAAGTTACCTCAGGGTTACCGGTAAGGTAGACATCCTGGGCACCGTAAGCGACGAGTTGCATAAGACCGCCAGCCATTTTGAGAGTTGTTGTACTATAGGCAGAGAAAATAATTTTGGGTAAATGTGCGAAATTTCGCGATCCAATTTTTCTTAGTCTAAATCAAATGTCAAAACAGCCTGAAGAAATTGAGGAGGGTGAAATCGTACCCGTACCCCTACCCGAATCTGAGTATGAGACAGAGTCTGATACTGTCGAGGAAATTTCTATGACTGAGGATGAAGTTGATGAATTGGATGAAATGGGGGATGAAGATGATGAGATGTTTGAAGATGATGGTGTCGATGTCGCGACCTTGATGACTTCACTACTCGCCACTGAAGATGGTGACACTGTATGCACTGCTCTGGTGAGTATCACCCAACAACTTCAAATGCAAAATAAAATACTCATCAAAATTTTGAGTGAGTTGAAAAATTAATTAGAGAGAAAATTCTTAATAATAGAAATGGACATTACTCACTTCATCGACAAGGAACCAAATCGTTACGAAGCGCTGGCAGAGCTTCAAAAACAGAGTATCCAGTCGATGAATGAAGATGCCTTAAGAAATATTGTCGTCAATTTTGAGAATTACTGGGATCTCAGGACAGAAGATTTCAGAAATGCTCGCGAACTTGGATATAGGCAATTTATCCACGAAGGTAATTATGATGAGAATAACAACCCAATTGTAGGTAGAATCGACATCCTAGCTGTTAAGGGTATTCGTGAGAAGCAACGACGCTTCCTGGTAGATTTAAAAGGTAGAGTGAAAGCTCTCAATCTTCAAACGAAAGAAGATGATGAGGGAACCACTCTAGTTATGCGAATTCATAATGTCCTAAAGCAACTCAAAGATGGATATGATAACATACGTCGACACTATACTGCGTATGAACGTATTGCAAATCCAACTGCACTGCCACAAACAAATTCCTTTTTTGATGCCTCAACTATGTGTGATGATGATTTAGATAATTCTATACCTCTCCAAAAATGTCTTATTTTCACTCTTGCTGAACTTGAAAAAGCCAAATACCGTAGATACAAGGGTCAGTGTTGTGAAGAACGCAAAACGGAGGAAGGATACAATACAAGGGCCTGGGAACCAAAAATGACTATCGAGAAATTCGTGTATTCATTAGCCAACAAAGATGACAATTTTGAGATGTGGAAAAACTTTACGAGTAAGGGGAGTATTTTTAGGGAGGTTATTGACAATATTTCTAAATGCAATGATAATCAGTTTCCGGATATTGAAAAGAGGCGTCATGTTTGGTCTTTTAAGAATGGTGTGTTTGTAGGTAAGGAGTGGGAACCCACTAATCCAAATGACCCCGAGGAAGGTTTTTACAAGTGTAAATTTTACCCGTATGATAGCAATGACTTTGCTGTATTAGATCCAACTGTTATTTCTTGCAAATACTTTGATCAGGAATTCAATGAATTTCCAGATCTAGAAAGGTGGCAAGACATTCCAACACCAAACTTTGACAAAGTTTTACAGTATCAGAAGTTTGAAAAGGAAGTCTGCAACTGGGCGTATGTTATGGGTGGTCGTCTCTGTTATAATGTTGGAGAACTGGACTCGTGGCAAATTATTCCATTCTTCAAGGGTATCGCTAAATCGGGTAAATCTACGTTAATTACTAAGGTTTTCAAGAATTTCTATGAAAACCAGGATGTACGAACCCTATCGAACAATATCGAGAAGAAGTTTGGTCTTTCTTCAATCAAAGATGCATTCATGTTTATCGCACCAGAGGTGAAGGGTGATCTCGCTTTAGAACAGGCTGAGTTTCAGTCTCTCGTTTCAGGTGAAAACGTATCTGTGGCAGTTAAGAATAAACCAGCTGAAGAGATTCCAGAGTGGAAGGTCCCAGGAGTTCTTGGTGGTAATGAAGTCCCAGGATGGAAAGATAATTCGGGATCTGTTCTACGCCGTATTTTACCATGGAACTTCAGCAAACAAGTAAGGCACGCAGATCCTCGCCTCGATGAAAAACTTAAACATGAACTACCCAACATTTTACATAAATGTATTAGGGCTTATCTAGAATACAGGAACAAATATGGTGATGAAGATATTTGGGATGTCGTACCGAAATACTTTGAAATTATCAAGATGCAGGTTGCGAAGGTTGCAAACTCTCTGATCCACTTTCTGGAATCCACAATTGTCGACAAGGGTAAGGATCAATATGTGCCTCAAAACTTGTTTGTGGCTGCGTTTAATACACACTGTAAAAACAACAATTTGGGTCAGCATAAGTTTCATGAAGACTTCTACGTGGGACCATTCAGTTCTTATGATATCGAGGTTAGGAATGAATCTGTCTCGTATAGAGGCAGGCAATACCCCGTCCAACCAGTTATATTTGGCATCGACTTGATTGAGGATCAGTTGATGACTGGCAATAATCATTAAAAAAAATCCTTACAAATAGTAATATGAGCCAGTCGGTCAAAGAATTTGTCAGGCAATCTGGTGTCGATGTACAAAGCTCAGACTCTAACTCAAACAATAACTTCGCTCAAGAACTTGAAGCTGATATGTTTAGAAGACAGAGAGACCAAGATCGCGAAGCTCGTATGAGGGCTGCGGGTTTTCGTGAACCTCTTCGACCCGAATTAATCCAGAGACCCCAGAGACTCCAGAGACCCCTCCCAGGTCCACGAGCTCTCCCTCCTCCACCCCCTAGACGGAGTCGTTTCGCACAGTTCGAAAACAACTCTCCTTTGGAAAATGAATTTGCGGACGTTAATGTGGACAAATTAGTAAATAATGCATTAAGAGAACCCATAAATACGAGTGAATTTGACAACGTGAATCTCTCTCCCATAAACGAAGCCGCGTTTGAAAAGGGTCTCGCTGAGATGAACCCAAATACAATCAATGAATTTGGGGCCCTCACTGATCTAGAGATCTCTCCATTGAAACCTGGATTGTTCGTTGGCACTATTAATAAATCATTTGGTAAAGAAGTTCGTTTAGACCTTTTACCAATTCTGATGAAAAAACCACTTGGTAAAACACCTATCGGTCAGGGTCTTTATATAGACACGAAAGAGATAAAGGGTATTTATGGTCAGTTTAAAACTGGATTTTCTCATACCAAAGAAGGTGGTCCCAAAGGGAGT